GCTGGTACAGGTCGCAACGGTGGTAAGCGGTCGCGCCAGATTGAATCAGCGCTGCCATGCGGCGGGCGGCTTCAGCGGTCTGGCTGGTCTGCATTAGGTTGCTGATTGATTCTAATTGCGCGTTGATGCGGTTGCGGTCGGTGCGTTGCATGGTCGGCTCCGGTTAGGCGGTTTCGAGTGCGAACAATTCAGGAAAAGCGGCGGCGAGTCGGCGCAGGTTAGTCGAATCTGCGCGGGTTGCTGCGTCACCAATGGCGGCGGCAAAGCTTCCATGCTGGCCGGTGGTAAGGCTGCGCGCGGCGGCTAGTAGGCGGTCGGAGTCGGTCGCGCTGGCTAGGTGGCGGTCATAGGCGGCCTGCCAGTCATCCGTGAAACTATGCACGGTGTAATCAATCACGGTTTCATCGTCGGCGAGTCCGAAGGCGGAAACGCGCGCCCATAGGTCGCGGCGGTCAATCGGGTCTTTGATGATGAGTTCCGCTTCTTCAACGGATTCAATATGCTCGATGATTTCCTGCGCGTTGGTCGATTCGCTGACCGGCCATTCTTCGCCGTCATAGACTGAAATGCGGTTTCCTTGCGCGAGGGCGTAGCGGACTAGGTGCTGGTAGGCTTTCATGATGGCGGCTCCGGTTATAGGTTGTAGCTGGTATTTACTTGCACGGCATACTCACGCGCAGATACTCGGCGAGCGTATGCGTAGGTGCTGGGGCATCCGCAGCAGTCGTGTTCGTGGCGGCAATAGCTGCCGGATAGTGAATCCTCAATGGCGCGGGTGAGATCAACGGCGCGCAAGCTGGTCGGTGCGATGACGCGAGTAACGTGGGTGTTGCCATCGCTTCCTTCGTCGCGGGTCAGGCGGTAAGCCAGCAGCTTGGCGGTTCCGAGATATCGCTCGTCATCCAGATATCGCCAGCCATCGCGGTATTGGTGGGTGAGGCGCTCATATAGTTCGATAGTGGTCGGCATGGTCGGGGCTCCTATTAGGCTTGGTAAATGCGGGAATCGAGGTGCGCTTCATTGATGATGCGCGTTAGTGAATCCTTGACAGTAGATTTCCAGTCCGTGATGTTGGATTCAGCGCAGCGGCGGTCAATGATCGCCTCATAATCTCCACCTTGCTGCCAAACGGCGAAGGCTTCGCGCGCAATAGCATCGGTAAACTTTTTGAGTGCGCCGGTGCGGAAGTCGGCGGCATCAGGTAAGAATGAATCGGTCATAGTGGCATCTCCAGAGGGGCGCTACTGGCTGCAGCGCATGAGAGGGATATTAGTCGATGCAATAGGTTTGTCAAGGGTGATGCAATAGGTTTCTTCATGGTATTTATTTATTGATTCGCGGCGGGCGATTGATTTTCTGTATTTGTTCCGGTATCGTGCGGGCAGATTAACCAGCGAGCGCGAGCGAGCAGCGGCATACAATGAACAGGAAAGCCATTAAGACCCAGATAGCAGAATCAGGCATCGAGTCTGTAATGCGTATAAAGAAAAACACACTAACCACCAAACAGAAACGATTCGCGGAACAGGTTGCACTAGGTGCTACCGGTGCGGATGCTTACAGAGTCGCATATAACGCGAAGGGGAAACCCAAGACAGTCGGGAACCATGCAAGCAACCTCAGGCAGCATGAGGGTATCCGGCTGGAAATAGAACGGATAGAGCGGGCTAATGAGTTGGCTGCGCTGCATTCTGCCGCTGGCTTGAGGTCAATAGTCATTTCTACTCTGGCAGAAATCGCAACAAACCCAGAAGAAAAGGCGGCAACGCGTGTGCAAGCGGTGCGTTCTATCGGCCAGCTTGTAGGCGTCGATGCGTTTCGGGAAACCAAGCGAGTCGAACACGTCAAGGACTCCGGTGAACTCCGAGCGCAGATACTCGATCAGCTTAAGACGATGATGCTCGGCACGAATGATGCTCAGGAAGTTGAAGCGAATGACTTGCTAGCGGAATTGGCAGGAAGCGATTCGGCGGCGGCGGAACCCCACCCCGTGGGTACACCCCCAAATCCGGAATGGGACTCCGGCTCCCATGAACATAGTATTCCACACGAACCATCCCAAGAATTTACCGAAGCCCCCAGCGAAACACCCCCCTTGTCCTCCGAAACGGAAGACCCCCGGGGGGATATTTTTGGCGAAAATAGTGATGTTAGCAAATGAGAAACATGGTAACGTTACCACATTTCAAGAAAAGCAACAAAGAGCGAATTGAGATAAATCGTGAGATGGTGATGCGTCGGCGGGAGATGACGTATGAAGAGTGTATGGGGGTAGATATGACGCCTGCGCAGAAGGAGGTGTTTTTGGTGATAGATGAGTGGTGGCGGAAGTATGGGTTTGGGCCGTCTATACGGGATATTTGTCGGATACGTGGTAAGGGTGGGATGGGGAATACGCAGGAAATAATTAAGCGGCTGGTGAAGTTGGGTGTGGTGAAGCGGGTGACGGGAAGTTTTAGGAGTGTGCGGCCTGTGTATATTCAGTTCAGGGATCTTGAGTGAAAAGCGACATGATGTCGCATTTGCGGGGAAGAAACCTCTAAAACCGTAGAAACCTACAGTCATGGGAATTCATGGATCTAGCGGATTTAATTAGTCGGCTACCGGCGGCGGAGCAGGAGCAGTTGCTGGAGCAGGTGGGGCAGTATAAGGATGCGCTGGTACGTGAGCGGGCGCAGAAGTCGTTCATGTCGTTTACGAAAGAGATGTGGCCGGGGTTTATACATGGTCGGCACCATGCGGTGATGGCAAAGAAGTTTGAGGAGATAGCGCAGGGGAAGTTAAAGCGGCTGATCATCAACATGCCGCCGCGACATACGAAAAGTGAGTTTGCTAGTTATCTGTTGCCGGCGTGGTTCTTGGGGAAGCACCCGGATAAGAAGGTTATTCAGACTTCGAACACGGCTGAATTGGCGGTCGGGTTTGGCCGGAAGGTGAGGAACCTAGTAGATAGCGATCAATATGCAAAAATATTCCCCGGTGTGGGGTTGCGGGCAGATTCTAAGGCGGCTGGCCGATGGGCGACTAGCCACGGCGGCGATTATTTTGCTATCGGTGTTGGCGGCACTGTTACTGGTAAGGGTGCTGATCTCCTTATTATTGACGACCCCCACTCAGAACAAGAGGCCAGACTGGCTCAAGGCGATCCGTCCGTCTTTGATAGTGTTTACGAGTGGTACACCTCTGGTCCACGGCAGCGTTTACAGCCGGGAGGGGCGATTGTTGTCGTGATGACGCGCTGGTCGGACAAGGATTTGACCGGCAGAGTGCTGAAAAGTGACTCAACAGAGTGGGAAGTCATCGAATTCCCGGCTATTTTGCCCTCCGGGAACAGTCTGTGGCCTGAATTCTGGGCGTTAGACGAGCTATTAGCGCTAAAAGAGGAGCTTCCAGCCTACAAATGGAACGCCCAGTACCAGCAAAAGCCTACCGGTGAGGAAGGTGCGATTGTAAAGCGGGACTGGTGGAAGATATGGGAGGCAGATAGACCCCCGCCATGCCAGTTCATCATCCAAAGTTGGGATACTGCGTATACGAAGAACCAGCGGAGTGACTATTCCGCGTGTACGACGTGGGGTGTGTTCCACAAAGACGAGGATGAGAGCGATGTAAACATCATTTTGCTGGATGCGTGGAAGGGGAAGGTGGAATTCCCGGACTTAAAGCAGAAGGCAAAGGAGATGTATGACCAGTGGGAACCAGATGCCTGCATTATTGAAGCAAAAGCGGCGGGTACACCCCTGATATTTGAGCTACGGCGCATGGGTGTCATGGTTCAGGACTTCACCCCGACACGTGGCAACGATAAGTTTGTGCGCTTGAACAGCGTTACAGACCTATTCTCTTCCGGTAAAGTGTGGACACCTGACCGCCGGTGGGCGGAGGATGTGGTGGAGGAGTTTGCGCGCTTCCCGAATGCCGAGCATGATGACTTGATGGACTCGGGGGTGCAGGCGCTAATTAGATTTCGGCAGGGCGGGTTCTTGCGGCTGGATTCAGACGAGGAAGATGAACCGTTTTCCCGTGTAAAGCGGAGTTATTACTAATGACAGACTACGATGATCTTGCTGGATTTTTGGAGTGGTGGATGAATGGCCGTCCAATTAATACGCCGCGAGAAAATTCGATTACACAAGCCGGAGCGATCTACGGTGTGGTGTTGTATCGGCAAGCGCCGTATCAAGTTCAGCTATTTATCATGCCGCCCTATTCATCTATCGAGGATCATATACATCCAAACGTCGATAGTTACGAGGTATACCTCGGTGGCGACATTGATTTCAGATTTGATGGTGAGATGTATACGCCCGAAGCTTTGGGTACACACATTCGCGTACGTCCAAACTGCTGGCATGGTGGCTTGTTTGGACCCAGAGGTGGATCATTCTTATCAGTTCAGAAGTGGCTTAACGGCAAAGAGCCAACGACAGTGGGTGATGACTGGCACGATGTCAACAACAACACTGTTGGTCTAGCTAATTTTATTGAGGATTAATCATGGCGACAAATTTTGACAAGGCGCTGTATCAACTCCCGGTCGGTATGGACGAGGATGTGATGGGTGCCGAACCTATAGAGATTGAGATCGAAGACCCGGAGTCGGTGCATATCGGCATCGGCGGGCTGGAGATTGAGATTGAGAAGATGGACATTGAGGACGACTTCAACGCCAACTTGGCCGAGGAGATGGATGAGGATGACCTGCAAACCATCGCGGCGGATTTGCTGTCGGACTTCCAAGACGATATAGATTCCCGCAAAGACTGGATGCAGACCTACGTCGATGGCCTCGAGTTGCTGGGCATGAAGATTGAGGAGCGAAGCGAGCCGTGGGAAGGCGCTTGCGGCGTGTACCACCCGCTGTTATCAGAGGCTCTGGTCAAGTTCCAAGCCGAGACGATCATGGAAACGTTTCCGGCGTCCGGCCCGGTGAAGACAAAGATTATCGGCAAGGAGACGCCAGAGAAGAAAGACGCGGCAGAGCGGGTTCAGGAAGACATGAACTACCAGTTGACCGAGGTTATGAAAGAGTACCGCCCAGAGCATGAGCGCATGCTGTGGGGCTTGGGTCTATCTGGCAACGCTTTCAAGAAGGTGTACTACGATCCGTCAATTGAACGACAGGCGTCGATCTTCGTGCCGGCAGAGGATGTGGTTGTGCCATATGGCGCGAGCAATCTGGAGACAAGCCCGCGTGTCACGCATGTGATGCGTAAGACAAAGAACGAACTGCGTCGCTTGATGGTGGCTGGCTTCTACCGGGATGTTGACCTGCCCGAGCCAGATAATGTGCTGGATGATATTGAGAAACGGATTGCCGAGAAGATGGGCTTCCGTGCAACGACAGACGACAGATACAAGCTGCTGGAAGTTCAGGTCTATTTGGATTTGCCGGGGTTCGAGGATAAAGACGACGACGGCAAAGAAACAGAGATCGGTTTGCCATACATTGTAACTATGGAAAAAACTTCGCAAGAGGTTTTGGCTATTAGACGCAACTGGCACCCGGAAGATAAATCTTGCCAGAAGAGGAACCACTTTGTTCACTACCCGTATATCCCCGGCTTTGGATTCTATGCCTTCGGCCTTATTCACCTTATCGGCGCTTTTGCTAAGTCTGGTACTTCTATTATTCGTCAGCTTGTTGATGCTGGGACTCTATCGAATTTGCCGGGCGGTCTTAAGACTAAGGGCATGCGAGTCAAGGGTGATGACACTCCAATTGCACCCGGCGAGTTCCGAGATGTGGATGTCGCCGCCGGCACCATCCGGGACAACATCCTCCCACTTCCGTATAAAGAGCCGAGCCAAGTCCTTCTTGGATTGATGAACCAGATCGTTGAGGAAGGCCGTCGCTTTGCTGCTGCGGCTGACCTCAAGGTTGCTGACATGTCGGGCAACGCGCCGGTCGGCACCACACTGGCTATCCTCGAGCGCACCCTGAAGGTAATGTCGGCGGTGCAAGCGCGTATCCATTACGCGATGAAACAGGAACTGAAGCTGCTGAAAGACATCATCCGCGACTACACCCCGGATGAGTACGACTATGAGCCGGTGGAAGGTTCGTCACGCGCCAAGAAGTCGGACTACGATGATGTGGATGTTATTCCAGTGTCCGATCCAAACTCGGCCACGATGGCGCAGAAGGTTGTGCAGTATCAGGCAGTCATGCAGATGGCACAGGCCAACCCACAAATCTATGACATGGTGGAGTTGAACCGTCAGATGTTAGAGGTGTTGGGCATCAAGAACATCGGCAAGCTGGTGCCTTCGGCTGAAGATCATAAGCCGAAAGATCCTGTGTCGGAGAACATGAACATCCTCAACGGCAAACCCGTTAAGGCGTTCATTTATCAGGATCATGAAGCGCATATCGCCGTTCACAAAGCAGCGATGGACGATCCGAAGATGGCAGCGCTTATCGGCCAAAACCCACAGGCAAACACAATCATGGCAGCGGCAATGGCTCATATCAATGAGCACATAGCCTTCCAGTACCGTATTGAGATTGAGAAGATGTTGGGTGTTCCGTTGCCAGAAATGGACAAGGAACTGCCGAAGGAAATGGAAGTGGAAGTGTCTCGCATGATGGCCGCTGCGGCAGCAAAGTTGTTACAGAAGGATCAGGCAGAGGCTGCTCAACAGCAGGCTCAGCAGGCGGCTCAAGACCCGCTAGTCCAGATGCAGCAGAAGGAACTCGAGATCAAGGAGCGCGAAGTTGGTATCAAGGAGCAAAAACTCCAAGTCGATGCCATGACCAACGCCGAGCGATTGGCTATCGAGCGGGAGCGTATTGCCTCGCAAGAGCAGATCGCAGGATTGCAAGTGGGTGCCAAAATCTCCCACGCGCAGGAGGAGCTTAACGCCAAGATGGAGTTGGAGGGCGTCAAGATTGGTGCGGATAACGCCCGTAGTTTACGGCAGGAGCAAAAGCCTGCCAGACTAACAAAGGAGTAATTAATGGACAAAACGCTTGAGGTGCTACTCAAACAGGTACGGGACAAGCGTAATCAGATAGTTGAGGCTGTCGCCAACAACGCGGCCAAAGACTTTAGTGAGTATCAAAAACTCTGCGGCGAGATTCGAGGGCTGTCGCTAGTGGAGGGTTACATCTTAGACCTCGCAAAAAACATGGAGCATTTAGATGACTGAAATTGTAATCGCCAGCCAAGATGGCGAAACTTCAACGCTGCCAGAAACAGCCGAGGAGAAAGCAAGACAACTGCCGACACCAGTGGGATATCACATCCTTGTGGCGCTGCCGGAGTCGGAGGAGAAGTACGACAGCGGTCTAATCAAGGCGGACGAAACGCGGCGATTCGAAGAGGTTCTATCCACGGTGTTCTTCGTGGTGAAGCTCGGGCCAGATTGCTACAAAGACGAAAAGCGGTTCCCTGCTGGGCCGTGGTGTAAGGAAGGGGATTTTATTCTCGCCCGTCCGAACAGCGGCACTCGATTGAAGATACATGGTCGTGAGTTCAGATTGCTCAACGACGACTCTGTAGAAGCAGTCGTACAGGACCCACGCGGAATTAGCCGCGCATAGCAAAGGAGAAACAAATGCAAAAGATGGACACCGAGGATTTTAAATTCCCGGACGAATCTGAAGGGTCGGCAAAAGCGGCTGCTGAAGAGAAGTTCGAGTTTGAAATTGAGGACGATACCCCGCCGGAAGACAGAGGCCGTGAGCCTATGCCGAAGGAGATCGTCGAGGAACTTGATAATGACGAACTGGAAGAGTATTCCGATAACGTCAAGACGCGCCTGAAGCAAATGAGGAAGGTGTATCACGATGAGCGTCGAGAGAAAGAGACGGCTCTGCGTGAGCATCAGGAGGCCTTGGCCTATGCCAAGCGCTTAATGGAAGAGAATAATGCGCTGAAAGGCCGACTGACGCAGGGCGAGCAGATCTTTGTTGAGACTGCGAAGAATGCGGCAGAGTTGGAACTGAGTGCAGCCAAGAAAGCATACAAGGATGCGTATGACCTTGGCGACGCAGACCAACTGATTGAGGCGCAAGATCGTTTGTACAAAGCTCAGTCTAAGTTGCAAAAGGTGGAAGATTTTGTTCCGTCTAGACATGAGCCAGAAACTGATGTACAACCCGTTTCTAATTCAGTACCTCGTCCTGACCAGAGGGCAGTTGCGTGGCAAGAGCGCAATGACTGGTTCGGTAAGGACGAGGAAATGACTAGCTTGGCTCTGGGCTTGCATCAGAAGCTGGTCAACCAGTACGGGGCGTCATATCCGTCCACGGACGAATACTGGAAAAAGGTTGATGACACGATGCGTCGTCGATTCCCAGAGTATTTTGAAGAACGGGACCCGGCCCCTGCGCAGGACACAAGAACCCAGCGCGAGAAACCCGCTCCTGTAGTAGCTCCGGCTACGCGAAGCACTGGTTCCAAAAAAATCAAGGTCTCGCAAACGGCAGTCAATACCGCAAAAAGATTGAACGTGCCACTGGAGAAATACGTACAGGAAATGATGAAATTGGAGGGTAGAAATGGCTGAGAATCGTCAACCGCGTAACGCGGAAACTCGTATTGAAACGCAGCGTCCCCAGCAGTGGACGCCCCCGGAGCTTCTGCCAGAACCAGATAAGCAACCCGGATTTGCGTATAGATGGATTCGCGTCTCGACGCTGAACAACGCTGACCCACGTAATCTTTCCGCCAAACTACGGGAAGGCTGGGAGCCTGTGAAGATCGAGGAGCAACCAAAGTTCCAACTGCTAATCGACCCGGCTAGTCGCTTTAAGGACAATGTCGAGGTCGGTGGGTTGTTACTCTGCAAGACTCCGCAAGAACTGGTGGAACAGCGTAATCGTCACTACCAGAAGCAGTCCGAAGGACAGATGGAGTCAGTAGATAACAGCCTGATGCGCCAGAACGATCCGAGGATGCCGCTATTTAATGAGCGGAAATCTTCAAGCTCGTTCGGGAAGGGAAGTTAATCTAAACTTTTTGGAGCTAAACATGGCTTTTCCGACTGTATCGGCCCCCTACGGGCTAAAGCCGATCAATTTGATCGGCGGTCAGGTGTTTGCGGGTCAGACTCGTGAACTCCCAATTGCCAGCAATACTGCTGGTGTTATTAACAACGGCGACATCGTTCGCCTATCGTCTGGCTTTATTGTCAAAGAGACTGGCACTACGACTGTCTCGGCGACCGGTGTTGTTGGTGTGTTTGTCGGTGTTTCTTACACAAACCCGTCCACAGGCCAGAAGCTTTTCGCTAACTCGTATCCGGGCAGCATCGTTGCGTCTGACATTCTGGCGTACGTTGTCGATGATCCAGATGCGCTGTTCAAAGTTGCTGTAACCGGCGGTGCAACTTCGACCACCATCACCCCGATTGATAACACCATTCTGGGTAACAACATGGCTATTTCGCAGCCTTCGACTAACACCACTATTTCGGGTAACTCGAATATCGGTGCTTACGATTCTGGCTCGAATACAGCAGCTTCGCTGCCTTTCCGTGTTGTTGGCCTTGTGGAAGAAACCGTTGATGCAAGCGGCAACTACAGCGAAGTTATCGTTAAGTGGAATGCTCCGTATATTGCGTCTACTACTACTGCAACTGGTGATCCTTTGGTGTACACCACTACCAGCGTAGTTACCGGCGGTCATTCGTATTACAACCCGACCGGCACTGCCAACGTATAAGGAGCTTAAATAATGGCTATTTCACGCGCACAACTACTGAAAGAGCTGCTCCCCGGCTTGAACGCACTGTTCGGCATGGAGTACGCTCGCTACGGCGAAGAACACAAGGAAATCTACGAAACCGAGACTTCCGAGCGTTCGTTCGAAGAAGAAACCAAACTGTCTGGCTTCAGTGCCGCACCGGTTAAGAACGAAGGTTCTGCAATCGCGTACGACAACGGTCAGGAAGCTTGGACTGCTCGCTACAACCACGAAACCATCGCACTGGGTTTCTCGCTGACCGAAGAGGCCATCGAAGATAACCTGTATGACAGCCTGTCGGCTCGTTATACCAAGGCGCTGGCTCGTGCTATGGCCTACACCAAGCAGGTCAAAGCAGCATCGGTCTTGAACAACGGCTTCACAAACTCGTCCCAGTACTACGGCGGCGACGGCGTGCCACTGTTCTCGGCCAGCCACCCGCTCGTTTCTGGCGGCACTAACTCGAACATCCCTTCGACACCTGCTGACTTGAACGAAACCTCGTTGGAAAACGCTGTGATCCAGATCGCAGCATGGACCGACGAACGCGGCCTGCTGATCGCAGCTAAGCCACGTAAGCTGATCGTCCCACCAGCTCTCCAGTTCGTTGCTACTCGTCTGTTGGAAACCGAACTCCGCGTCGGCACCAATGACAACGACATCAACGCCCTGAAGAACAACGGCTCGATCCCAGAAGGTCATACGATCAACCACTTCTTGACCGATACGAACGCATGGTTCCTGACCACCGACGTTCCTAACGGCATGAAGCACTTTGTTCGTACCCCGCTGGCTCAGTCAATGGACGGGGACTTCGATACGGGCAACGTTAGATATAAAGCAAGAGAGCGTTATTCCTTTGGATGGAGCGATCCGCTCGGAATGTACGGCTCACAAGGCGCTTAATCGAAAACCTAGCAATACCAACGGTTTTCAGGGGACTTCGGTCCCCTTTTCTTTTCCCTCTTGTGTTATTGGTTCGGATCAAGTACTCTTGATACAGAAATCAAGTTCAACGCTACAGAAATCAAGTGGGAGGACATATGGCAAGAGGCATCTACAAGATCATCAACGTGATCAACAACAAGTTTTACGTTGGAAGTGCGGTTGATCTGAAGCGCCGCAAGACCCGGCACTTTTCTGAACTGCGGACTGGCAAACATAACAACCGGCACTTGCAAGCCGCATGGGTAAAGTATGGCGAGCAATCGTTTGTATTCGTGGTGGTGGAAGAGCTTCCAGATGACGTTGACTTGTTGGCGGCAGAAAACGTTTGGTTGAAGGAGCATGTAGGTAAGGACTATTGCTACAACCTTGGGGTAGACGCCACTGCGCCAATGACAGGGTTTGGTGGGGAGCTAAGTCCTACGTGGGGATATAAGCATACCGAGGAGGCTAAGATAGTAATTGCCGCCGCTTCCACCGGGCGAAAGCATACGCCGGAAGATATAGAGAAAATCCGTCGCCACCTCATCGGCAAACCCAAGTCTGCTGAAGTCCGCGCCAAAATCTCCGCCACCCTATCTGGCGAAGGCAACCACTGGTATGGTAAGAAGCGGCCTGATCACGGAGCGAAGGTAAGCCGGGCAGTTGTAGCTACAAAACCGGACGGCGAGACTGTTGAATATGCCAGCATCCAAGCCTTACGTGAGGCTACCGGCATGAAGCCACCGTCAGTCAATCGAGCGTTGAAATCAGGCGCTCCACTCAAGCGTGGACCTTATGTTCGATGGTCATTCAAATATCTTGACGCCCCTCTTGCGCAGTAGTATAAAAGCAGTAATACCGGGAATACCGGTGCGTCGAACAGTCCCGGCTGACTTCATGCAGATCGACGTACCTAACCGCATGAGGGAAAATTCAAATGGCACTTTCTACCACCCAAAGTATTTGGCGTTCGGGCGGCGGCGATCAAACTCGTACCGCGTATTGTGGTTCCGGCGTCATGGCTGCTCAGTTCTACATTGCTGACGCATCTGTTGCTACTGCAACTAATGTTGCGGTTTCTTCCGCTTCAGGCGCTCCTGCCTTGATTCTTCCAGCCGGTGCAGTTGTGTTGTCTGTGGAAATTAATGACGCAGGCACAGGCTCTGTTGATCTTGGTACTCGCGGCTACACCAGCGGCACCGTTACAGGCGCGGCTATCGGTAATAACGTGACCGTCTCAGCTGTTGGTTCTATTACCGCTGGCTTGACTCGCACTGCTATTAGCGAACTGTCCTACGTTACTGTAACTATCGACACTTCGGGTGCTGGCACTGTTGGTGGCTTCATTACCTACTTCGTTGCTGATCCGCTGGTAGGCCAGCAGAACGTCTAATTGAGGAGCCTGTTATGGCGATGCAATACGACGTAAAGTCATTCCACGCGTCAAGCTCTTCGCTTGCGTACGCTGATCGTACCCGGCTGAAGGGCGTAGTTATTTCGCCCTCAACATCGACGACGTTTAACTCATGCGTGGTCGATACGCAGGGTGCGTTGTCGGGTACGTACGACATTCCGGGGTCAACGACTTGCACCGTTACCATCGCTAATCATGGGCTGTCGAATGGTGATGTGGTTGGGCTTAACTTTACTAGTGGCACAGCAGTAGACGATTCGTATACGGTATCTAACGTAACGCCTAATACGTTTACTGTAACCACGGCAAGTTTGACCACTAGCGGCAATGTGACGATGTACCCAAAAGTACTTGTCGAGCTGGATTGTTCTTCGGGTACGGCGTTCTACACGCTAATTCCGGGTGAAGGTATTCTTGCGCAGGGCGGTCTGTTTTGCTTGCTGCCGTCTACCACGATAACGATGACTATTTTTTACGGGTAGCGCCATGATGCAAACAGACGTTAAGTCAGCCCGTGCAGCAGGTAGTGGACTGCTGGTGACGCAGATTCCCGTGCGGCTAAAGTCAATTACGGTGACAAGTGCAACTGTGTCTGCAAGAAATGTCTCCGTCTGTGACCCGACGCAGCAAAAGTCTGGTACGTACAGTCGTACAAGTCCAAGTGCCACGATTACCGTGACGATTACGGATCACGGCCTTGAGACTGGGGATCGAGTATTTTTAGACTTTACGTCTGGCGCAGGTCGAGACAGCGCATATACGATCACAAAGACGGGTGACAACACGTTTACTTGTACGGATGCGCCGACCACAACTACCAGCGGTAACGTCACGATGTACAGCAGCATTGCGCTAGAGATCGATACCTTTAATACGGTTGGCCTACCTGTACTGATTCCCGGCGAAGGTATCTATTGCCCTAACGGGATTTTTGTGGGTTGTGGCTCATCGGTAACTGCGACGGTGTTCTATGGCTAAGACAGCGGCATGGCAGAGGAAAGAGGGGAAGAATCCCAAAGGTGGCTTGAACGCCAAAGGGAGAGCCTCCGCGAAAGCGCAAGGCATGAACTTGAAACCTCCCCAGCCGGAAGGCGGCGCAAGGAAGAAGTCTTTCTGCGCACGTATGTCAGGGATGAAAAAGAAGTTAACGTCGGCAAAAACGGCGAACGATCCGAATAGCCGTATTAACAAATCGCTTCGTGCGTGGAAATGTTGACATGGATGGCGTTGTTATTACCGTCTTGCTGGCGCTGTGGAACCTGCTTATTACCATCGTAATAGGTTTGACTGCCGTGGTTCATCGGCAATACAAGGACCGCATGAAAGAGCAGGGCGATGAGCTTGCAAGGATAACGATCCTGATCAACAAGACTCGCGAAGAGATTGCGCGGGAGACCGCAACCAAGGCGGAAGTAGAGCGGGTGACTGATCACATTGATCAAAGATTTAACCGGCTGGAGAACAAGATTGACCAGCTTATCGAATCGCACAGGAGAGTGTTATGAAGAAGCGCAAAGTTAAGCGGTATGACGAAGGCGGCATCCTGAGAGATAGCTCCGGCAATCCGGTGCGATCCGGCTCTGGTGAGGTTGTGCGTACTCGATTTCCTGAAGGCCGCAAATATGATGAGCAGGCTTCCGCATCTATGACGGAAAGCAGCGATTACACCGGTCGTCGCATGAAGTCGCCAGAGGATGAAGATAAAGGTGACAGCAGCTATGCCCCGAAGGGCAAGATGGGTGCTTCTGACATTGGCTACGGCGGTGGTGATGCAGAAGCGCCAGCGCGTGGAGCAACGGAATCAGCCAAAACATTCAAACAGTCTTTTGCAGCGGCACGTCGCGCTGGTGACAAAACGTTTGAATTTGGCGGAAAGAAGTACAGCACAGAGATGGCAGCGCCCAAGGCAAAAGCATCTTTGCAAAATGATTCAAAAGCTTCTTTGCTAAATATTTCGAGTTCTTATACTGGCAATGAAGAAAAGCAACGGCAAGCCCGCATGGCAAAAGAGCAGGCGCTGCAAACAGTGTCGCCCGAGACTGCATTAATTGGCGGTGGCGGCTTGCGCGCAATGAAGATGTTGGCGGAAGGTTTGGCCGCTAGACAAGCTGCAAAAGAAGCTGCCAAAACAATGGGCAGACGCATGGAGAAAGACATCACTCCTCGCCCACCTCAGTTGACGAATGAGCCGTTGAAGATTGGCCGTGAGTCGCTGAAGCTCGGCATGAAGAAGGGTGGCGCTGTGAAGAAGATGGCATCCGGCGGTTCTGTGTCTTCGGCATCCAAGCGCGCAGACGGTATTGCTCAACGCGGCAAAACCAAAGGAAGGATTTGCTAATGGCTGACAAGAAAACAGCAAGGCAGGTGGCAACGGAAATTGAAGTAGAGCAAAATTTCCCAATCCTGAACAAATACAATAGGACCGCTGCGGGCGCAGTAGAAAAAATGGGTCCGGGTGTTGGCAAAGAAATGGCAAGAGGAGCTGCGTTGGCTGGTATGGTGCCAGCGGGCTTGCTGCAAATTGGACAGTCAGCCGTGACTGGTCGCAAAGGCAGAAGCCAAGAAGAAATGGATGAGCTTACGCGTGAAGTTGGACGCGCTCAACGTGCTGAAAAGCAAGGGGCTGACAAAAATCAAAAGTCCGGCATGGAGCTTGAGATTGAAAATGCCAAAAAAGATCGGCAGTTAAAAAAAGAGTATGAGGCTTACGAGAAGTACGACAAGAACCGCTTGAAAGATCAAGGCAGCTTCAAGAAGGGCGGCAAAGTTAGTTCCGCCTCGGCTCGTGCTGATGGTATAGCCCAGCGTGGTAAGACTCGCGGGAAGATGGTCTGATGCCTACGGTCAGCAAGAAGCAAGAGAAGTTTATGCAGGCTGTTGCTCACAATCCTGCATTTGCCAAGAAGGTTGGCGTGCCGGTAAAGGTGGGCAAAGAGTTCACAAAATCAGGAGGCGGTGAGATGAAAGAATCAAAAGCGATGGTTAAGAAGGAAGTGTCTTTCATGAAGAAGAAGGGCGCTCCGAAAGCTATGGTTAAGCATGAGATGGCCGAGGCTGGCATGAAGCACGGCGGCAAGGTCAAGAAGATGGCGATGGGTGGCTACGCTGATGGTGGTATGCCTATGGTCATGAAGGACGGTCAGAAAGTGCCAGCGTTTGCGGCTGATGGTAAAGGCAAGATGGCTAAAGGCGGTGTCGCTGCATCGAAGATGGGTTCGGTTCGTACCGCTGCTCCTAGCCGTGATGGCGTTGCCATGAAGGGCAAAACCAAGGGCGCTATGGTCAAGATGGCTGGATCGACCAAAGGCCTGAAAAAGGGCGGCTACTGCTGATAGGAGACTGTGATGGCTAATTACAGAGAAGAGGGTGTTGAAAATATTAACGAGCGCAAGCGGCATTTAAATAAGGCAGATGCCGCAACTGCGCAACGTAAACGAGAAGATACTTACAACAGAGAAGTGCGTAAGTATGAAAAAGAACTGAGATTAAACCCACCCGGCACTGCGGATTACGGCTTTGTTAAAGGTTTGGATTCGATTGGTGATGCAGTTCGATCCTTGGGCAAGGCGATGGGTAGCAATACTATGACCAGCCTTGATGATGAAGAGCAGATGAAAGCTCGTCGAGATGTAAAGGGCTACAAGAAAGGCGGCAAGGTATCTTCCGCTTCTGCTCGCGCTGATGGTATTGCGCAACGTGGTAAAACAAAGGGTCGAATCGTATGATGCCTTCACGCGGGATGGGTGCAGTTAATCCAGCCAAAATCCGAAAGATCAAGAAACGGGACGGCAACGAGCCCGTAACGGTCTATAAGGATGGAGGCAAAGTTAATGCTGCTGGTAACTACACCAAGCCCGGACTGCGTAAGAGGATTGTGTCTCAGGTAAAGGCCGCAGCAACTCATGGCACGGGCGCAGGACTTTGGTCAGCCCGTAAAGCGCAGTTGGTGGCTAAGAAGTACAAAGCCGCAGGCGGCGGGTACAGAGACTAGTATGAAAGCTCCGCAACAGTCACTTAAGAATTGGGGCGATCAGAAGTGGCGCACAAAGAGTGGCAAGCCATCCTCCAAGACTGGCGAAAGATACCTGCCGGAGAAGGCGATTAAGGCGCTAAGCCCAGCAGAGTACGCAGCAACGACGAAGGCAAAGCGGGCAGGGAAAGCAAAAGGCAAGCAGTTCGTAGCGCAGCCCAAGGGCATAGCAAAGAAAACAGCGGGGTTTAGGTAATGGCCTTTACAACTAACACAACGGCGTTCAACCCGGACGTAAACGAACTCTTTGAAGAGGCGTTTGAGCGTTGTGGGCGGGAATTGCGTACGGGCTATGACTTCCGTACGGCGCGCAGGACGCTGAACTTTATGATCACGGAGTGGGCCAACCGTGGCATCAACCTATGGACGGTTGAGCAGGGCCAGATTCCATTAGTGCAAGGGCAATACGTTTATGATCTACCTCTTGATACCGTTGATCTTATTGAACATGTTATTCGCACTAATCCCGGACAGATATCTAATCAGACCGATATCAACATAAGCCGGATTTCGGTATCGACGTATTCAACTATCCCAAACAAGCTGACACAGGGTCGTCCGATTCAGGTGTGGGTCAACCGCCAGTCTGGGCAGAAGGTTGGATCGGAAGGCGCTACACCTCTATATCCACAGATCAATGTCTGGCCGTCGCCAGATCAGGGCACGTTGGCGTCGCCCTATTACTATTTTGTGTACTGGCGGCTGCGTCGGATGTACGATGCTGGTACTGGCACAAACGTTGAAGATATACCGTTTCGCTTTCAGAACTGCATGGTGGCAGGGCTGGCATACATGTTATCGATGAAGTTGCCTGAAATATCTATAGATCGGGTAACCATGTTGAAAGCGCAGTACGACGAGGCATGGGAGTTGGCTGCTGGCGAGGATAGGGAGAAAGCACCGGATCGATATGTGCCTCGTATGACGTTCTACAGGTGATGTATGCCGAGTAAGTTTTCCAGCGGCAAACACAGTATTGCGGAGTGTGACCGTTGTGGGTTCCGCTTCAAGCTAAAAGAGTTGCGCAAGCTGACGATCAAGACCAAGCAGGTGTCGATCAAGGTTTGCAGAAGTTGTTGGGAGCCTGACCAGCCGCAATTGAGCTTGGGCCTATACCCGGTTAACGATCCGCAGGCTGTACGAGAACCAAGGCCGGATGTAAGCTATCAGCAGTCTGGCTACAGTGGCTTACAGATTACGCAGATGCCGGGCACAGGGTTGTTGGCGTTTGGTTTCCCGGAGGGCGGTAGCCGAGTGTTTCAGTGGGGCTGGGCTCCAGTTGGCGGAGCAAGTGGTAATGATGTGGGGCTGACGCCGAATGCTTTAACGTCGCCCGCACAGATCGGCAGTGTGACAATCTCGTAGGAGCAACTATGGACAGCATGAAGAAAGTAGCCAAGGCGGAAGTCAAGGCGCATGAGAAGCGGATGCACAAGAAGGGTATGGCTAAAGGCGGTGTGACCGGCGAAGCTATGCGTAAATACGGGCGCAACATGGCGCGTGCGATGAACCAGCGTTCTACCGGTCGAGGTGGCTAATGGAAAAGATCAAACCGTCCCCGTATAAGGCCGAGGTCAAAAATCAGACCGGCACTGAGTACACTAATGAGATGAATATTGGCGGTGGCGTTGTCAGCAAAGGCAATTACAAAGCGCCTAAGACGACCGGCATTAAGATTCGCGGTACCGGTGCTGCTACTAAAGGCGTGATGGCACGAGGCCCAATGGGTTGAGGTGAATCGTGACTTATACCGAGCTGTTCACTGCGGTTAAGAACTACCTGCAAAACGATTTCCCCACAAACACGTGGACGAACGTCGCAGGCAGTAGCGTAATCACGTCTGATGGTACAGATCAGATTAATTTCTTTATTCAGCAGGCTGAAGAGCGCGTTTACAACTCGGTGCAGATTCCTGCACTACGCAAGAACGTCACGGGCGTAACTACTGGCGGTAATCAATACTTGTCTTGCCCGACGGATTTCTTGTCGGTCTTCTCGATGGCGGTGATTGATGGCAGCGGCAACTATGAGTACCTGCTAAACAAGGATGTGAACTTCATCCGGGCGGCGTACCCGAACCCAACTACCACGGGCATCCCGAAGTACTACGCGTTGTTTGGCCCAACCGTTGCGTCCAGCGTTATTTCGGATGAGTTGAGTTTCATCCTTGGCCCAACCCCTGACATTCTCTACAACGTCGAGCTGCACTATTACTACTACCCTGAGTCAATTATCCAAAGTCCGGTTACGACGCTTGGCGTAATTACAGGCGGTTCTGGGTATACGAATGGCACTTACTTTAATCAACCGCTTACTGGCGGCACTGGTACTGGAGCTACAGCAGATATTGTTGTAGCGGGTAACGCCGTTACTTCAGTTTCGTTGACCGGCGGAGGGGCTTTGTATACCGTAGGTGATACGTTATCAGTAGGATTCAGCGCCGGGCTAGGGTTTTCCATTCCTGTCTCAACGGTAGGCAATACGAATGGACGTACATGGCTTGCCGATAACTACTCGCCGGTGCTGCTGTATGGCACTTTGGTTGAGGCGTATACCTTCTTGAAGGGTGAAGCCGACATGATCGGTCAGTACGAGAAGAAGTACCAAGAGGCACTTGGTCAGCTCAACCGTCTGGGTACAGGGCTTGAGCGTGGCGATGCGTACCGCGATGGTCAGGCAAAGATTAAGGTGAGTCCATAATGCCTATCCAACAGGGCCTAACGAATAGCTTCAAACAAGAGATGCTCCAAGCGGGGCAGAACTTGGCAACCGATACGCTAAAGATGGCGTTGTACACGGCGTTTTCTGATATTGGCCCGCTAACAACGGTTTACACCACGAGCAACGAAGTGACCGGTACGGGTTATACAGCGGGTGGCGTAGTGATGACAGGGGTGACGATTAGCACAGAAACCACTGGGCGCAACGCAGGTACGGTGTATGTGGATTTTGCAGACGTGTCGTGGCCCGGTGCTAACTTCGTAGCTCGTGGTGCTTTGATCTACAACACTACTCGTAGTAACAAGACTGTGGCGGTGCTGGACTTCGGTTCAGACAAGACGTTTACTTCAACTAATAATACCGTCACCATGCCAGTGAATACGGCAACGACGGCTTTAATTCGTTTTCCTTAAAGAGGTTATTATGCTTATCGCAAAGTCCGCAGGTATAGACAACGTAAGCGCGGCGCTAACTGCACGTACTGGCGTTTCAGATGGTATGAGGGCAGGTGGTGTGTTCCACGTACAGTGCCTAGACAAAGACGGTAACCTGAAGTGGGAAACAACCAAGCATAACCTTGTGGTGAACGAGGGGCTGCAAAATATGAACACCCAGTATTTCAAAGGGTCAACATATACTGCGGCATTTTTCCTCGGGCTTATCACAGGCCCCGGCTCGGGAACCACGTTTGCTGCGGCGGACACGCTTGCATCAAAGGCATGGACGGAGTTTACCGATTATTCTGGTGCTCGCAAGGCGGTTACGTTTGGTACGGCTACAACCGCAGACCCTTCGGTGATCAGTAACTCCGCTTCCCCTGCTTCATTCACTATCTCTGGCGCTGGCGGTACGGTTGCCGGGGCGTTCCTCTGCACGGTGTCTAGCGGTACATCGGGTGTCTTGTTCTCAGAATCAGACTTTCAATCTCCCGGTGACCGCGTTGTTGTAGCAGGTG